CGTCAGATAGTTTGTCGATTTTCTGTTCGATCCGCTCTAGGCGTGATTCTTCGCGTTTTACATGATCAACTAAGTCAAAATGCTGTTGAGACATTAGTATAAACCTTTTGTTGTTGGGTTAAAAATATTTACCTGTATTTATAATGTATTTAACTATCAACTTTGGCACCAGCGCGCCATTGATAGCATGACCAATATCTAGCTTTCCACTTAGGGCCAGGATTGCCACAATCGTGTCTTGCTCTAAAACTTTTACGGCGTTCAGGATCGTCGCGCTTGATGCTCATATCCGGATCACCGAAGTTGACCTTGACCACATTTCCTTTGTCGTTCTTGACGTACACAGAAAACTTCTTAGGTCCACTAGGCGTACGGAACGGGTCGTTCAAGTTGACTTTCTTACCTTGATATTCCGACTGTTCTACGATTAACTCTTCGCAGGTGCACTCTTTGAGGTATGCCTTAAAACTAATCATGATGATTTCTTGATTGACATCAGATACTGTCCACTAGCAACTGTTGTCTTACCGCTGTCCCATTCAACTTCAACACCTTTCTTCAGATTGTCACCGCCTTTTATAACGGTTCCTTTCATATCGGGGTTGTGAGTTTTGGCGACACGCATACCTCTGACGAATTTCTTTACATCAGTACCTTTTGCTTCATCAAGTTCAACAGATTCTTTAGCGTTAGCACGCTTTCTACTCATAGAACTAACTTTATCAGAACGTAGCTTCGCTCTATAACGATCTCCGACGCTCTGAGCAAACTTATCCCGCTCAGCTTGCGTCATAGCTTCATTTTTAACAGCAGGACACTTCCCACCATCTTTAGGAGCTACGTGGGTTGTACCACAACGGCCACATGGAGTAGCCTTTGCTTCATCGAGGGATGCTATATGTTGGTGAAAACGTTTCATTTGGTCATACTCCGTATAACATCAGCAAGAGCTCTTGCCGATATGCCTTTAATATTAAAGTGCTTGACGGTTTCTGCTGCCCAATAATCAATACTATGTCTGCGCTCACCTTCTTTGTAATTCTTCATCTTATCGATTGCGTACTTAGCTAGGGAGTTGTAGTGTTTTTTAAGGACAGTTTTAGATGCGAGTCTACCGATGTCGTGCTCCCACGAGCGCTCATCGATCTTCATTTGGGGGGTATCTTTAACGTATTTCTTTTTAAGTTTGTCGGTACCTTCATCGCCAGCACCGTTTTCTTCAGGAACACAATTAGGGACGTCTTTACCGCCCTTCTTCTTCATGCCGACCTGCTTGTACCCATCCCAACAATCTTCATTAAACATATCTTTAAATGTCTTTTTAGTATCATTAGGCTTGGCTGGTTCTTGTTGTTCGGCGATGGTTGTAGTGTTCTCGACCAGCTCAACAGCGTCAAGCCATTTGCGTAGCTTCTTACCGCCAACAGTTTCGACGATAACATAGTTAGCTCCCAGTACACTAACAGTACCAACCTCATCAGTCTCTTTGATTACAACCTGGTCACCTACCGAGAACAATTCGCCTTGAACGAACTTCTCACGCATTTCGGATACAGGCGCAAGCGAGATGTGATTTTTGAATTCTTTTTCTTCTTTGAGACCCATCCCTGCGCGCACATCATTGAACAGCTTACGAGCATCAGCATTGGATACGGCTTTAGGTACGCCTTGGGAAAATGCTACGAAGTCGTTATCAATAGCATTCTGGCGCTGTTTGGAAGCTGACATTCCCTCGATACCGTCAGCATCTGGGTCACGTTGGCCAGCAGAAATTACTTTGATGGACTGGAAGTTGTAAAACCCATGGCGAGCTTCCTTTCCATTGTATTGGTTGAATAACACATCGAATTGATTAACGCGATCGTCCCCAACAACCATAGTGACATTCTTATATCCCTGGTCATACAACGCTACCAATGCGTCAATCGGGGTCTTGACTTTCTTGTCTATGATGATGCTACGTGCATGCTTAGGAAACATCTTGCGCGCATGCTTGACTTTATCGTTGTACGATAGCGGGTTCTTTTTCTTATCTTGAGTCTGTGAAATAAATACTTTGTAATCAGCTTTGCCAGACTTAGCAGCCAATACATCCATTACTTTACCGTGCCCAATCGTCGGAGGGTTCATTCGGCCGAACGTGAAGAATACTTCACGCTGCTCTTCAACTAAGTATTGACTGAAATTCTTAATCATCTTTATTACCGCCACCACGTTTTTTAGCTAACTCTGCCTTACGAACTTGAGGCAATAGCTTACGAGCAGAACGAGATATCTTCTGCTGCATAGCCGGCTTCTCTAAACGCTTCTCGATTTCTTTTTTACGTGCGTTTGACAGATCGGCTTTTGGAATATTTTTAGTGAATTTTTTAGCAAGCATGTTACGCGCTTGTTTACGAGCACGTTTCTTGAGCTTGTCTAAGTTAGCTACTTTACGTTCAGCACGACGTCGACCCATAGCAATCTTAGCTTTGTTGCGCTTCATAGAAATAGCCTTCTTTCTACGCTGCTGCATATCTAGGGATTCGTCTTGAACTTTTCTGTCTTTAGCTGCTTTAGCTAAATCAGGATCACCGGTACCGGTGTAATCCGTAGCTACAAATTGTTTAAATGACAATGGCTTGTCCATTGTTACTTCCTTCTATTTGGTTAACCCATTAGCTGCGACTCGCAGAGTCCCACCCTTTTAATATGTCTGGTGAAAAGTTGTTGTATGAAAACTCCATACGATCAACCAGTTTCACCGCATCACCACCAAGTGTATCAATCGCCACGTAACCCTCTTCACCAGTCACTTTGTAACCTTTTGAAGTTTTTACGAAAGTATCGATTGATTTCAGTTCATTAAGTTTATTTATAAGTTTTATTTTAGCAAGCACAATAGTCTTCTGTAATTCGAACATATTGACTAGCGATACCTTGTTATCAGCCGAGAAAAACTCGAGAACCTTGTCGCGTTTATCGCGCTTACCGCTCTTACCTTTCTCAGTTTTCAGCTTATCAATCTCTTTAGCGTAACGGTCTTCGATGAACTTGATCAATTGATCCACGTGCTTACGCGAATCCTTTATAACGCTCTGGTTGCGTACCAGCTGGTTGTTAAATATTTCAATTAATCGAGGGAGCTCATCATGAGATTCTAATTGACGTAGAGTGGTACCTGATATTTTGTTGAACAGCTTACCAGCTTGAGTTAGCAGCTTGTTAACTTCGTCAGTGTCGCGCTGAGACATTGTAGCCTTAGATAGATCTGTTAACATAGCATCCTGCGACCATACATTAGCGCTGCGTTTAAGAGCTTTTACGTTAACGCCGTAGTCAGCTTTCATAGACTCAAATGAATCGCCTTTGTATGTTGTGTGCCATACAATCCCGATGCTAGCTTTGAGGATATCGCTAGCCTGATCTGTTGGTACTGCATACACGATAGTGTTAGGATGGAATACAACGTAGTCTTGACCGTCGATCTTCTTCTTAGTTAAGTCACCAGGTCCGAACAAGAAGTCGCCCTGGATAACGCCTTTGATACCCAACGCTGGTAGATGCTTGAGTGCAGCTTTGAGCTTTTCGGCTAGATCGCCAGAGGTGTCAGCATCGATGTCCGCATCGCTCTTATATACCTTAGGATTCTTATTGAAGATACCTTTCTTCGCAACGAAGAACTTTCCGTCTGATGGATCGGTGCCACAGAAGATTGCTGGAGCACCATCCCACTTAACCGATACCTTACCTTTATGCTTTCCTGCTAACATATCACGTAGTGAACGTAGAGCAAAGATAGCTTGTCGTGTACCATTGACCCCACCGTAAATTACCTTATCCTCAATGTGAGTCATGTGGGTGTTTTTTTGCTCACTTATAAATTGCTTGAAAGAATTCATCTTATACCCTTATCAATGGTTTTATACTTTTACTAGTGAAACGCTCCATCTCTATATCATCGCGCTTCACCTCTTTAATTGCTATAATCTCTCCGTACTGTGGATCTTTAGAGTCGTTGAGAATGAATATTACGTTATGTCCTCTGAAGTAGTGTTTGTACGCCAGCTCTTTGTAGCGATTGCTGAGACTTTCGTATACTCCAGGTGACGACTTTTTAAGTTCAGCGAACTTGGATCCGGAAATCTCTGGAGCTCCTTTAGAGCTTGTAATCCCAGCCTCGTAACATGCTGTCTGAATATCCACTTCTAGTTGACTCATCCCTGGAATGTTACCACCGAGCTTAAAATCGCTGACATAGTCTTTGGTGGCCTTACTCTTCCATCGCACAGCTTTAACCTCAAACTTCTCACTACCATTAACCAAGTCAATCCCAGCTGATGATCCCACCACCNAGATGACCCTTTTCGGTGAGTAGATANAATACTGCTTCACCTGGACCTACACCTTTTAGAGGTAGATTGTGTAACTTGTCGTATTGACTAGCACTGTCCTTTTTAAGTTGCTTGACCAGGGCATTATACTTGCGTTTGTCCATTTTGCCAACAGCTTTATTAGGGTCGAACGAACCAAACATATGAGCAGAATACAGATGCTGTATCTCTCTTTTATGACGGACAGAGGTAAAGTCATTACTCGTTAAGTTGAATGCTGTTACTCTCGTTGCCCGTTTAATAAAATCGTTGTCTAGTTCCATTACTTGCTACCATTACAGTTTAATGCAAGTATTTATACACTTTTGTTAAACGTCAAATAGTGGGGCGGGAGCTTGTTCAGCTTTGTGCTGGGCAATCGTCTGTTTGAGTGGACGTACCCAATTGTCTCGGTGCTCAATAAACACCTGGGGTGGGTTGTTGTCAACGGTTATCAGCGTAACCAGCTGAGTGATTGGTATACCAGTACGTTCTTCCCACATGATAGCATATGCTGCTTCCTGCATGTAGTAGTTGGTAATCCATTTAGCCGACTTAGGCTTCTTAGATGTTTTAAAGTCGATGATCGACAACTTGCCATCGAATTCAGCTACACAGTCAACACGACCAGCAACTCCTAAATGAGTTGAGTACAGTGGTGCTTCCTGTGCGTACACTTTACCTATGCGCGAATCCAGTATAGGTTGTAGGTCAAGAAAGCTAGATATGATATCAGGTGTATATCCATCCCGGTAGTTCTCCTTATTGTCAATATACTTTTCGATCAGTTCGTGGACCGCAGTACCGCGTGTCGATGCACGATGCATAATCTTGTCTGCTTGCTCATCGCCAACTTTCTTGCGCCAAGCAGCAATCCCATCACGGGATAATATAGAGAGGACTGTCGTGATAGATGGTAGTTTTTGACCATCTGGAGCATTATATAATCGACCACTTTCTGTAGTAGTCGCTGTAAGTTCTACCAGTTCAACTGGTTCATGTTTAAACATCATCATCATCCAAAAAGGTAATATCACTAATATCAAGCTCTCTCCATACCTTATATAGGATATACACTGCATATACAATAGGAGAGAGTATTACTAGCGCAACCAAAAGCAGTTCACTAATCATCTAATTTGTTTCCATAATAATCGTGCGTACCGGCGCGCATGTTCTTCTTTCGTTCATCGTTTTCTATACCAGCAGCAATGCACGCTACCCCAATCACAACACACGTAATGATGGCCATAGCGCCCATCAAAACGTTAATTAGCAGATCGAGAATACTCATTACTTAGCTCCGATGAACGCGTACTTAGGTTCACGTGCAAACTGACCAACTTCGTCAAACCCATACAGAACATAACCATCTAAAGGGTCAGTTCCATCTTCGAATTCGACCAGGTCAAAGCCAGGACGCATCTGAGTAACTTTAGTAATATCAACGATTTCAACGATAAATTCCATAATGTATTCTCTCTCTGTTTCAATTGATTACAGGGTAATTATCCTACATTCACACCAACAGGGCAACAGGTATTTTCAAATAAACGGAAAATAATTTTAATACCCGCCGGACTTGAACCAACCCTTACCTTTCAGTTGAAAGCCACCACTAGCAGTGATGACTTTAACCTGGTTGGTTTCTTCGTCGCAGATGTCGCATGGTAGCTTCATCTGCGGTTTAGTTTCACTCATGCTCATACGAAAATCAGTGACCGTCGAACACTTATCGCACTCGAAG